CGTATATCCTCCTTCATCATACCCTGTTCCATCCCAGTTGCCGACTCTGTAGATAGTGTGCGCCTCACCTGTTGCAGGAAGCACATCAGTAACACTCGTAGTCCCTACTGTAGCAGTAACTGTCACATACTGCTGGTCAGGAGTAGTATACATATTGTCTATCTGCTCCTTCGAGTAGGTCTCACTCTTCCTGTAGGTATTTTCAAGCTCAGTAGTATGCTCATTAAGGGTCTCATCATACTGAGCATTCTTTTCTGTCTGCTCGTTATAGGATTCTGTCAGTTTCATCTGAGAAATACCTATAAGAGGATTACTGCCATAGTCATTGCTTAGTGCTATTCCAGCAACTTCTAAAGAATCAATCTCATTCTGAAGATTATCTACGTCATTAAATACTTCAGAAACCTCATCAGACAGATGCTTCTTCTTGATGACCTTGTCACCAATCTTCAGCTTCAGCTTCTTACTAGGCTCTTCCCTTATAAGAGATTCACCAATATACTTTTCTTTCTCTGTACTCATATCATTATATATTTATATTAGACATTTATAATAGCTACAGCATCAGGAACTTTTTTTCTTATTGCTGGCAGCTATCTGCTTTTCCTTTACTTTGACATCATCTTTATGTTTCTCTCTGTCAAGAGCAAGTTTTGCATCAAACTGACGGGCATTCTCAGATATTTTCTCTCTTTCAAGAGTATTGGCTTCATCATTATCATGATTCATCATTGCAAACCGCTGACTTTCAGCCTGTCCATTGATTTCTGCAACAAGTATCTTTGTCTCATTGTCTTCCTGATGCATCTGGTAATCAAGCTGCTGCTTCTGCTGCTCCATCTGTGCATTGATTTCCATCTGTTGCTGCTGCATTTGCATCTGTTGTTGCTGCTGCTGTTGCTGCTGCTCCCTGACTCTTTGCTCATTAGCTTCAACCATCCTCTGCTTCTCTGCTGCTGATGTGGTAGTATAGAGCTTCATGATGGTAGAGAAGTCAAGCAGCTGATTCTGAAGAGCTGCCTGAGCAAGCATATCAAGCTTCTGGTTAAGCTCTTGTACTCCATTGCTATTGTCTACTACAAGGCCATAGTCACATTCTGCAAACTCATCCCCATCTATTTCTACCAGTTGTTTACTACCGTCTGACATAATATAGTCAAACTTCTTTTTCCTTCCCCTGAATGCTATTTTTGCAGTTTCAAGGAAACACTCAAGGGTCCTTTTCTTCACACTGTCGTGGGTAAAGAAGAGCCATTCAGTAATATGAGAGCTCTGCAAGGTAGCTCTTTCTACACCTCCTACTGTCTCCCTGTTACTAATCTGACCTTCTCTCTGTCTTGATATACCTGACAATTCACCAATCTTATTGGAAATCCATTCAAGAAGTTGGGTGTATTGCATAATCTCATTACCAAGAGAAGCATCAATAACTCCTGAAGTAGCATTATTCAGTCCTCCTGCAAGAACTCCTGTGGCTCTGCCCTTTTCTCCTTCCTTAAAGCTATCTTCTACAGCTATGCCATTAACATTAATATAGTAAAGCCATTTGTCTGGATCCCATCCCTTAGGAGTCTTAGCAAAGTCTAGTCTAATAACCTTACCCACATTCTTGGCAAGAGTCTTGTTAAGCCTGTCATGAATAATATCATAGAGATAAGCGTATGGCTTCATAATATCTACCAGACTGAAAGGCTCATCACCATTGGCATTGTAGATAGAACCAATAATTCCAAAATGGCAGTAAGAGGGGTTACTAAGTTTATTATACTGAATGGGTCTAGGTCTCATATTAACATAGATGTCTGGACCAATCTTAGTTCCTTCCCATGCCTCATTAATCCAGAAGGACTGCTCTTCTTCTCCTAACTCTGGCTTACAATGATAGGTCTCTGGATAGAAATTAAACTGTTCCTCTCCTGTCTCTGGGTCATAGCTTTTAACCTTCTTGATTTTTCTCCTTGACTTCCAGTATACTCTCAGTACCCTTATGTTGCCATTCAAATCGTATGGCAGAAGAGTCGTATCTGCATTATTGTCAAACAGACTATATGGGTCAAGCATGGTGTCTCCTGCTGTCCAGTCAAGACTGAGGTTAGGAACAAAACCATATCTGGGGTCAAGGTTATCCATAGAGTCACTATAGGTACTGCCCATATTATCTGGAGCATTCTCTATGGTTTCAACATCTTTCTTGCTAAGCTGATCCCAATAAACATCTATCACCCTGCCAGGACTCCAATAGTCTTCAAGGATAATCATATCAGCATCCTCTATCTTATTGGAATATCCTGACCTGATAACCCTCATCTTCATTGGGTCTATCTTTTCAATATAAGGTTCTCCACCAACAATGTCACATTGGTAGGCTTCTTCGCCTACTGTATAGGCATCTCTGAAACCTTTATTGAACAGCTGAGGTATTTCCAGTTCCTTGATATAGTGATTCAGAAGAAGATTACCTCTGACTTCCCTCTTATCCTGATATTCATATTGAAAATAGTCAGATAGTTTCTCCAGTTCCTGATTAAAGTCTTCTTCACTCTGAGAAGTATCTGCAATCAGTTCTTGAAGCATCCTGTTAACCTCTGCATTCTTTTCTTCCTCAATCTCAGTAATAGCATTGGGATTAGTGACAATAACCCTAAAGTCAAACAACCTCTTACTCTCCTCACCTCTAAGCACTTCCAGTTTTGAATTGATGATGGAATAGTGCTGTACTGCATCTGGAATAAAAGATGCATCTATGTTATATGGGTTGAGGAGCAGCTTAAGGTCCTCCATGTGCAGCTTACCATTCAATAGGTCATAGTTAATCTTCATGGAGAACACAGATTTCCTGGTGAGATGATAGTGCAGGAGGCTATGATCATCACCGAAATCAACCACTTTTTTTCTCCAGGCTTTTGTCTTTTTACTAAACGGTAATTGCTGAGGGGGAAACCCTCCAATAGCATTGTATGCCATGAAAACAATCTTTTATTATTTTCTGCAAAATTAGAAAAGAAAGTAAATAGTGCAAAGTCTATAAGAAAACCACTAAGCATTACTAAATTTACTGCAAAAAAGTAGGCATACCAAAAGGGTATGCCTACACACTCATAAAAAACAACACAATTACTAACAACTAAAACTGAATCTGAATCATCATTCTCATTCTCCTCGCACAAGAATCTCACCTTCACAGGCTAAATCTCGATGCAAAGATAATGGATTCAGAAGATAGATGAAAACAACTTATAAAAGTACTAATCATGTAGCTTCATATAAAGTCCACAATGACATTGGTCTTTCTCCATATAGTCACTACATGGACAATGTTTGTCTCTACTATCATTTGCACAAGGACATTCGCCATCATTCTTCTCCACCATCTTCAGAATACCATTCACAATCTTGTCATTGGGATTCAATACCCACCCTTCTTTTCTTAATATCTGTATCATCTATATCTATTTAATATCCTTCTTCCTTTTAAGCAGGATGTTACTCCTGCTTTCCATATAGTGTTCCTGCTGCTCCTAATCCTAAAAATGGGAGTAGTCCATATCTGATGTCATTTATCTTAAAGTTATCCCTCAATCCTAAAGGAATTCTAACACCTTTATCATCGTAAGTTACTGCATCTGCTAATTTTATATTATTTGGCGCATATTCAACCATTTCAAAATCAGAGAGGTGTTTGGGATTATAATTAACCACAACTCCATCATATCCTTTATCTACAATATCTTTTGGTAAAGTTACTGCATCCTCAAATAATTCTTCTCTTGCTGCATCATCTAAAATAAGAGGGTTTTTCTGGTTTATGTAGAAATTTTTTCTGATAGGTAGGTGGCTAAATACACTTTGCCCATTTCCAAAATAATTCCCACTCCCTACTGCTCCGTATTTCCAGTAATTTCTATCGAATGCATTAAAATTTTTATCTGTAGCGTGGCTAACTTGTATAGGTATTCCGTTTTCATCTACTATTTTACTGTAAGGAGCATTAACTTTAAAATGTAAATCTCTTAATCTTCGAGCTTCAGCCATACCACCTTTAGCAATAGCAGCATCTTGTGCAGCTGTCCATTGTTCAGGAGTTATGCTAGCAGCATTCTCAGCTGTTATAGTTGGAGTTCTTGCAGCATCAGTCCAATTTAAAGTAGGAGACTCTTCTGCAAATACTCTTCTATAGCCATACCCAGGCTCCCACACATATGCAGTTGTATTTTGTCTGTTATGTGGTCCTTGAGTGTAAATATTATCATTTGTGACACGTCTAGTTCCTTGTTCTTCTAACTTCCTAAGAGATGCCTTATTAGACATAATAGAAGCGTTTTTATTTGCTATGGGCATTTCTCTTGCAGTTACTAATAAATCAGGTTTGTTGGTGGTAAGACCATACCACAAATTGCCTTGAGAAAACATAGCACTTCCAGGGTCTTGTGGATAGCCAGGTTCTATTCCTGCTCGTAGCTTTCTTGGTATATGCTCCCCTGCTTCTTCTTTTGCAAGCCAATACTCTTCAAGAGGTGTACGCATTCTACCTGTAGAAACAAAATTCTTTGCTTTTCCAGCACCCGATTGGTGATAGTAAAGTCCAGGATTATCTATTTCCACATCTCCAACTTTTGTTCTAACTTGTGGCTTGACAGTTACGTAACCTTCAGGAACTTGTGGTCTACCAAATGGGTATCTATAATTTTCAACAGCCAGTGCGGCTTCCTTGAACATAGGTCTTGCCAATCTTCCTAAAGGAGTCAGTTCCAAAGCTGTCATAGCAGCATCTCCCCAGCCATCAATACCCTCATTAATAGCATGGTCCAATCCAT